ACCAGTAGAAAATCCGCCACCAGTAGAAAATCCGCCACCAGTAGAAAATCCGTCGCCAGTAGAAAATCCGCCACCAGTAGAAAATCCGCCACCAGTAGAAAATCCGCCACCAGTAGAAAATCCGCCACCAGTAGAAAATCCGCCACCAGTAGAAAATCCACCAGTTTCATCATCGATTGAAACATCACAAGACGAATCATTAATCAAGAAACCGCCCATACAGACACCTTCATTACCAACACCCCAATTTAGTGTTTCTTAGTTTATTTCATCATATCTTTAATTAATTGGTCACTATAAATATTTATTTTTTGTGACTTTGTTTCTTTGTTAAATGATACGGTGGTTGTTTTATCTTTTAATTCATTTCCATAAGAATCTACTGAAATACCGGTCTTTTTTTTTATTTGTTCTCTAACATAAGAAGGAACCCAATGGTTCCAACTAATCATTAATAAATTAGGATGAATATATTTACATAAAAAATTATCGGATTCTAATTTATCGATCACATAATTCAAACATTCGCTAAAATTATAATTAGGATATCCTATTAATATTTCAGGCATTAAATAACTACAAAAGTTAGTTTGTTCTCTTTGTCTAGAAACTATTTTTATTTTACTATGTATTTTAGATAATAATTTATTATATATTTCTAATCGGTTTAAATCTATTTTTTTTTTAGTCTCATACAATTCTTCTATATTCAATCTAGGAAAATCCATTATTATTATTATTTTACAATATAAAATAATAATTTATTTACTTCATAATAGTTGTTATAAAAGTATCGAATATGTTATCGTCTAAATCCGCATCATAATAATATTTTTCATTTTTATACAATAAAACGATAGTTGGATATGAAACTACATTATAAGCATCCGCCATATCTACATTTTTTTCACAATCAATTTCATGAAAGGTTAAATATTTGTATTTTTCCTGAATTGGTTTCAACTTATCTAAAGTTTTTTTTGAGTATGGACACCAATCTACATGAAAAAAATAAATATCACCATTTTTAGTTTCATTAATTTCTTTATATTCATTATTTTCAACGAATTTTGTTTGTATTTTTTTTTTATTTTTATAATATACATATAATAAATAAGTAGAGACAATAAACAATAAAGATAAAATAATATACAACAACATTAATATATAAGGTTATTTTATTATGTTTATAATAACGTATAAATACAATATTTATATATTATTATGATCGTAAAACTTTATAATGATAATAAATATGTAGTAGTAAAATCATTTAATGAAACTTATTATTATAGAGAAATAATGCGTTTAAAACTTAATCATAATCATCAATCCGGACAAATGAAACAACTTATTCAAAATAAAATAAATTTTTTTCTTCTTAATATTTAATGACAATATATACCAATGAAGAATATAATAGTGGAGATGGAATGCTTACGACAATATGGGGACCTGGTCTATGGCATTATTTACATACAATGAGTTTCAACTATCCGGTAAATCCTACACAAGAGGAAAAAAAATATTATCGAGATTTTATTATTCAATTGAAATATGTATTACCTTGTAAACATTGTAGAATAAATCTTGTAAAAAACCTGAAAGAACTACCATTAACATATAAACATATGAACTCAAGATATACCTTTTCCAAGTATATTTATTTGCTACACGAGCATATCAATAAGATGCTTGGAAAAACATCTAATTTAAGTTATGATGTCGTAAGAGAAAGATACGAACATTTTAGAGCAAGATGTAGTAAAAAGATAACAATACATGAAAAGGGTTGTACCGAATCACTCTATGGAGAAAAATCAAAATGTATTATAAAGATTGTTCCTAATAAAATGAAATGTAAAACATTTCAAATGAATAAAAGTTGTAAAAAAATAAGATTACGAAAAACTACTAAAATCATTTAAAACTGGCATAGGTAAATAGTTGCCTACTGAAGTTGACCTATAATTTGGAACTTTTTTACAATCAAATGATGGTTCAGGACATCGTTCACAAGCTGGACAAGGAGGACAATTACCATTATTACCTTTTAGTTCTTTCAATTTGGAAATTTCGTTATCGTATTCATTTATATCTTTTTGATTCATTCTACTTCCGAATATACCTTTATTGTTATCATTTATATCTTTTTCAAACATATTTGGAATTGAATTCTTAGTCTCTTCGATGGTTTGTTTGAAGTTGAATCTGGACTCTTTATTTTTATTTGTTTTTTCTTTTTCTTTTTCAATTACTTTTTCCGATACAATATTATCTTTGGTAGGTGTATCATCAATGGGTGAACCTTTTTCATCACTATCGTCTGTTCCAAGAAATCCAGGACAGGCTGGACATACAGGAGGTACAACCTGACTTTTTAATATATAGTCATCACCTGAGCATTCTTTATCTTTACATAATGGGACAGGCATATCATCGAACCCTTCACTAAAAGACCCTAATAAAGAAAATAAAATAACTACCACAAATAATAATAATAATATATATTTATTTTTCATTATATTTAAAGTAGAAAAAAAAAATTGATTAAGATTGTCATTGTAAACTATTTTATGTTGATTGGTGTAGATGAAGCTGGACGAGGACCATTGTTTGGAAGAGTGTATACCGCAGCGGTAATATTACATGACGATTTTGATACATCATTGTTGAAAGATAGCAAAAAATTTACATCGGAAAAAAAAATAAAGGCGGTATATGATTATATAAAAGAAAATGCTTTATATTATCATATAAGCTATAAAGACGAACATTATATTGATACATACAATATAATAAATGCAACTATGAAATCTATGAAAGAATCTATTTATGGTGTATTGGATCAATGTATTACAGAAGATAATGTAAAAATATATGTAGATGGAAATAAGTTTAAACCGTGTTTTTATAAAGATAAATGGATACCGTTTGAATGTATTGTAAAGGGGGATTCAATACACAAATGTATTAGTGCTGCATCTATTTTGGCAAAAGTAGAACGAGACGAATATATACGAACATTGTGTAAAGAAAAACCCATATTGAATGAACGTTATGGTCTTTTAAGTAACAAAGGATATGGTACAAAAAAACATATAGAAGGGATTAAACAATATGGGTATAGTGAATATCATCGTAAATCTTTCAAACTAAAAACTTTAACATAAGAATTCTTTATAATGACTTCAACCATTCGTCGTATATACTATCTAATGGTAATTTGAACTTATAAGCGTGTATGTATTTTTCTGATTGAGAAGTCATTTTACTTAGTTGGTGTCCGTCTTCATAAATAGTTACTCGTTTTACCATAAGGTCTAACACAAAATTACTCGAAGCACACAAAACCATTTTGTCTCGGTTTAACTTAGTACTCTCATTATTAAAAAAATAACAATTGTTTTATTATTTCCTTTTATCATATTGTAGGTAGTAGATGGTTTACATTTTAACCTCCAGTATATTTTCCATAAAGTTCATTAGAATCATACACAATCCATAGTTCTCCATACAATCTTTATGGGCATTTTATACAATTATCTACAATAGTTCCGTAACTCAACAATGTTCCTTGATGTGGACATACGTCAGGTATTAAATGGTATTGTTCATCGCCTTTTCATAATACATAATTTGCATCTATTAATTGAATACGTCGAGGTTTATGTTTGTAATCTTTTACAAACCAAATTGGATGCAAACCAGGTGCCGGAAAAAAATAAGGCTTCACACGAAACTATACATAACCATGGAAACATTAATACACTATGGTTTTTTCTTTAATCCTTAACAAAAAATAAAGTCCCAAAATTTCATTTTTCAAAATGAAATTTCCCAAATTTTTTTTTTTGCTCCCTCCCTCCCTCGAAGTCCTTTTTTTTAGTAAGTATTAAAAGGGTCACAATTACATAACAACAAAATAAAAAAAGGCAGGATTTCATTATTATTTATGATAATAAAATGAATAAAGTTAAAAATGACCTAAATAAAATATATTTAATATATAAGAATGACACTGTATGGTTGCGACCTTTGTAAGTTCTATAATGTAAATAGGTCTAAATATGACCGACATTTAGAGACAAAAAAGCACACTGAGAATTTGACCGGTAAGTTAAAAGTAAGTCAAAAAGGACCAAAAAGTAAGTCAAAAGTAAGTATGACTGACGAACATATTTGTAAATATTGTGGAAAAATTTATAAGCATAAACAATCAGTAAATAATCATATCAAGTATAATTGTGAAAAAAATAAGGACGAAGACCTAAAAGAATTGGTTCGATTGCTAAATTTACAAATTCAACAAAAAGACGATAAAATAAAAACATTGTCTCACCAAATGGAAAAGCAACAAAAACAAATTGATAAATTGGTGGATAAATTACAAGTAACTCATATTACCAATAATACAACAAATAATATTCAAAATAATATAAAATTACTATGTTATAAAGATACAGATATATCGCATTTAACTGAGAAAGATTATATAGGAGCTATAAAAAAAGTTACCGGGTGTGTAAAGGATATGATAGAAAAGATACATTTCAACCCATCTAAACCTGAAAATATGAATATTTATATTTCTAATATGAAAGACAAATATTTGATGGTGTACGAAGATGACAATTGGAATATTAAAAATAAGGTCACAGAAATAGATAATTTATATGAAACCAAAGAGATGTTATTAGAAGAATGGTTAGACGATGAACAACATAAATATCCTGATTTGAGACAAAAGTTTGAACGCTATTTGAACAACAAGGAAAATGACGAAACAATGAATATGATTAAAGAAGAAATAAAACTGATGCTTTACAATAAAAAAAAACTTTTAGAATAATATATAAACACATAATACAACTTTATTTAATGAATTTATTATATATTTGGTTGATCTTTACTACATGATCTGTTTCGTTTCATTACCATCCTCATTTGTAAAACATATAAATAAACACTTTTCATAAATGGATTTATGGGACTAAAATACATTTGTCGACATTCTAATAATAGACATTGATACCATTGTAAAGACCAACAATGAATTAACCAAGTAAGTTCAAATTTAAATAAAAATTGATGTAAAATATATAATAATAATTCAATATGGATAAATTAACAAAGGTGGAACTGATGAAAAAATGTAAAGAAATAAATATAAAAGTATCATCAAATATAAAGAAAGCAGAAATCATAAAAAAGTTAGAAGAATCAAAATCATTAAAATTTATAGATCTATTTTGCGGTATAGGTGGATTTCATCAAGCACTGAGAAAATTAGGTGGGACGTGTGTATTTGCCAGTGATATAGATAAGAATTGTCAAGATATTTATGAAGAAAATTATGGTATACGTCCTCATGGAGATATAAAAGAAGTAAACATAAATGATATTCCAGATTTTGATATTTTAACAGGTGGTTTTCCGTGTCAAAGTTTTTCAAATTCAGGTAAGAAAAAGGGTTTTCAAGACAAACGTGGTCAATTATATGAAAACATCATTGATATAGCAAAAGTGAAACAACCTTCTTTTATGTTTTTAGAAAATGTAAAACATATAATGAAAATAGATAATGGCGAAGTATTTAAACACCTCATATTTTGTATCAATAATGCAGGATATAATGTAGATACATTTATATTAAGTCCGCACCAATTAGGTATACCTCAACAGCGAGAAAGAGTGATATTTGTATGTATACGAAATGATATATATGACAAAAGAAAAGAAATAATCATAAAACCATCACAAATACCAATGATAAATATTTTACAAGAAAACACAGATGCTAAATACAAAATAAAAGAAGACCAAGAAGAAATTCTAAATATTTGGGATGAAATGATAAAAGTATTTGAAACCGGACAAAAAATGAGTCCAACGATTTTATGTAAAGAATTTAATAAGAATTATAGTAAAGAAGAATTAAATAAATTACCAAAATGGAAGCAAGATTATATAGAAAATAATAAACCAATTTATAAAAAATATAAAAATGAATGGGACTTATGGATGGAAAAGCATAGAGACAAATTATCGAAATTAGAAATTTATGGAAAATTAGAATGGCAAGCAGGACCTAAAAAAGAAAATGATAGTATATTTAATCATTTTATTCAATTACGACAATCCGGAATTCGTGTGAAAAAATCAAAATATTTTCCGACATTAGTAGCAATAGTACAAACACCAATATATGCGAAAGAACGGCGTTATATTACACCTCGTGAATGTGCACGTTTACAATCGTTTCCAGATTGTTTTAAATTACATAAAAATGATAAAATAGCATATAAACAGTTTGGAAACGCAGTAAACGTAGATGTAGTTTATTATGTAATGAGTCATGTATTGGAATTATATAAATGTGTTTGAAATTGTGGTGATCCACTATATGCATTACCTTTAAATCTTATTTCAATTCTAAATATTTTTTGTCCAATAACTAATTTATAAAATAATTTGGCAGCATTACGACGTAACCCTTTTGAATTATAATAATAAGAAGGTTCTTCATAAAATTAAGCATCATCAAGTGAAATATTTAATTGTTGAAAATGAACCCCATCAAATTCATAAAGGTCATATGGAATATTTATAGGAAATAAGTTTTTCACTAAACAATTTTTAATATCAAGTATATGAATATCAATATTTTTTTTTAATATATTCCAATAAGGATTCGTATTTTCAAGACCATCGTAAAATAATTCATTTGCTTTTTGTCTCATTGATTTAATATTGGTTCCATTAATTCCATTAGATTGTAAAAATTGTTTCCTAACATCAGATATTTGTTTTTTATATTGTATCTTATTTTCAACACATTCACTAATAATTTTTTCAACACTGAAATTAGATTTAGTGCATAATGTATTTTGTTTAATACTAAATCCAATAATCTTTCCATCATTTGTCTCAACGTATACATCAGCTTTCGCACATTTCAAGTCTATATGGTGATTTAATTGTTTTAATTTAGGTGTAATAATTTTTTTGCCTTCTAAATAAACATATTTAATATCATGAATAGGAATATTATTTTTAATATTGGTAATATAGTGCTCAACTTCATTTTCCTTACGACAAAAAATATCTTTTTTATATTTATTGAATTTGTCTTCATCGCAACCAAACAACATAGATTTATAATAGTGATATGAAGTATTAATAATATCTTCCTTATATTGTAATAAAGAATTACAAACAACTAACGCAAAAATAAGTTCATGACTATGGTGTTCAACATTTTTACGTACCATAATTATAATTATATCATTAAATAATAAGTATTTCAATTTTATTTTGCGTTCCACTTCTTTGGCGTCACATTTTGGTTGGGTGTATAGTTTACCAGCAGTTTTATGTACATAATACGTACAGTGATTAGACTTGTGTCCTTTTTTTACCACATATTATATTCAAGTGGTTCACAATTTATAGAAATGTTTGTTGGGGTATATTCATCTAGAGTGCGAGATATATTTGAAAATGCTATTCAAGAAAAACCTTGTGTTATTTTTATTGATGAAATAGATGCTATTGGGAAGCAACGTTCCAGTATTGGCGCAATATGTGGAAATGATGAGAGTGAACAAACATTAAATGAAAATTTAACCAATATGGACGGATTTACTACGAATGAAGGTGTCATCGTAATTGCTACAACCAATTGTGCTGATATTTTAGATCAAGCACTTACTTGTCCAGGTCGATTTGATAGAAAAGTATACGTTGGATTGTCTGATCAAAAAGGTCGAATGGAACTATCAAGTTTCATTATAGAGACAAACCATTGAATTCGTCTATTACATTACATAAAAAAACACTAGATGCTTTGTATTTAAGTCATATTAAATTTATTTACCCATAAATGATACATTTTAACAATATTATTTTTAATATTCTATAATATAATGTATTGTTTCGAAGATAAAGATTTGAATCCGCGTACTTGTCGTTTTAGTAAAAAATGTAAAGAAGGATATAAAAGAAATGAAGTATTCCGATGTCGTAAAAGAATAAAACCCAAATTGAAAAAAACATTAAAAAAATCAAACACCTTACATAAGCAACCATCCTCTTTATCTCCAAATTCAAAAACTTTTGATATACCATCGCCTATAGATGCTCCATATAATGTCGCACCAGTGGTAAATAAAATTAAAACTAATTTGGATGAATTATCTAGGATTGGAAAAGAAAAAGGAGATGTTCATTTTATAGGATATAAAAAAACATTAGGTATTGGTTATGTAGCGGTTTTGAATAAATTCAAAGGAGAATGTATACCCATATTTGAAGATAAATATAAAAAAAAAATGCATATTGAATTGTCTATAAATACAAAAAAGAAATATACTCATATTTTTAATAGTGATTATATATTAGAACAATTTGGTAAATCTCTTAAA